CAGCTGGGCAAGCCCAAACGCGCGGCAATGCCCAAGGCAAACACGCCGCGCAAGGCAAAAGCTACCCCGCCAGCAAAAGGCAAAAGCGCGGATTTTATGATTAGCGGATGGCATACACAGGGAGTTTAAAAGGTGTTTAAAGATTATATGAACGAGGGCTGGTTTGCCCTGCTTAAAGCGCGGATTGCGGCGGCAAGCCTGCGGCAAGTGGCGGCGGAGCTGGGGTATAGCGGCACGACGTTAAGCCTGATCGTGCATGGCAAGTATGCGGGCAAAACCGACCGCGTGGCGGCTGCGGTGGCGGCGCGGTATGAAACGGTGGCTTGCCCATATCAGGGCAAAACCATCCCGCTGCATGAATGCCGCGATACCGCCAGCGGCAAAGCCCCCACGCATAACCCCATCAAGATGCAGCAATGGCTGGCGTGCCAAAAGTGCGCCAAACGCTGTGGGCAATAATTTTTTTGCCTAGTGATTTCTGTAACTATTTGATATTAAAGGAAATATAAAAATGAACAAAGATTATTTACTGCGCGGATTTTGGCGCGATATGGCGATGCTGGCGGCGGGAATGACCGCAGGCGCGATGATGACGGCGGCGGTTTCGCACGCCCAGCCGCCTGTGCTCCAGCCCGCCGTGGCGGTGGAGAAAAACTGCGATGCGCTGTGGAACACGCCGTATGCGGATTTAAACGCAGCGGAGCAGGAGGCGCGGTATCAATGCGATGAGGCGGAAGCGTTGGTGGATAGATGGGCGGCAGCGAGTGAGGAGGGCGAGCCATGATCCGCTACACCGTTTACCTGCCCAGCTACACGCACGATGCCTTGCCGATTGGCACGATTGAGCACCGCCCCGCCAGTAACCAAGCTGTGTTGCGGCTGGATGGTAGCAAAGAAAAAACGTTTTACAGCGTGGCGGCAGCGATGCACAGCGTGAAACAGCAGTATCCCAACGCGTTTTTGGAGGACGGCGAATGAACATTGTTAAAGAGTACAGCTTGGAAATCCGCATCACACGGCAGGATAACAAATTCGGCTGCGACATCACCACCTACAACGGCGAATTGCTGTATGGCGTTATCCCCGAATACAGCCATGAAAACGATGCCGTCTATGCCGCGCTACATGCCTTGGCAACGGAAAACAACTTTTCAGGCTGCCTGCAAGAAGCGGAGTGTTAAACATGAACCTAAACATAAGTTTAAAAAACACATGGCGGCTGGCCCGCACGGAGGAGCGCGCCAAGATGGTTTTATATGCGCTGCAGATAATGCTTAACGGCGGGCTTGTTATCGGGATGACGATTGACAGCCAACGCGACATCGTCTTGTTGTTAGCCTGCATGTTAGCCATGTTTGCCGCCGCCAACGGCTTGCAAGTGATACGTCGCGATATAGTTATCCGCCTACTCACCGTTGCCTTGCGGCGCAAAGGGGCGCAGCCATGAGCGCCGAAGAGTTGGAAACCGAGCTGCGCTACGCCCGCAGCGCCATCTGGACGGTGGCGCAGATGGGCGGCGAAAGCGCCAAGTTGTTGATGCAATACATCGGCTGGTTTGCCCCGTCCAATGGCAAATTGAGCTTTGCCGAAATTGTTGCCCATTTGGCGGCGGTGCAGGCGATGTTTAACGATAGCACCGCCGAGCAATGGCAAGCGGCTTTGCGGCAGATGTTGGCGGACAAGGTTTCAGGCAGCCTGAAAACCCCGCTGACCGACCATTTGGCGTTGGAAGATTATTTAGCCGCCGCAAGCCATGCGCGGGATGAGCAGCCTGAAAACAACGGCGGTAATCAAGAGCACGCAGCAAGCGCAGCGCAAAGCGTAAACCCAAACCACAGCGCCGGCAGCTACCCCGAAGGCACGCGCCTTGTACCAAAGAGCGAAGCGCCACCCGCCGCCGCACCGCCCAGCGCAGAGCAAAAAGCCCGCGCACATGAGCTGTGCCAAAAACTGCAACAAGCCTGCCACCGCGCACGGCGCTAGGCAGCCTGAAAAGCAAAACTGATTTTTAACCCTGCGGCAAGCCATTCTTGCCGCCAAGCAACAAAAGGAAATAGCCATGACTATTGATTTAACCCAATACAAAACCGATGCCAAAGGCAATTTAATCCCACTCGCAAACATTAAAGAGCTGGATTTGGCACGCGACGATTTGGTGCATGAAATCTTTGCCGCCGTGCAGCCTGCGGTGGAAGCGCTGGATAGCGCCAAGCAACGCGCCATTGCCGATGTGCGTGCCTTTGTGGAGCTGTCGGCAGAAAAATACGGCGTGAAGCCCAGCAAAAAAGGCAATATCACGCTCACCAGTTTTGACGGCAAACTGCGCGTGAACGTTGCCATGAAAGACGTGATGATGTTTGACGAGCGCCTTGCCGCCGCCAAAGCGCTGATAGACGAATGCCTGACCGAATGGACGCAAGACAGCCGCTCAGAATTGCGCGTGATTGTGCAGCAGGCGTTTGATGTGGATAAGGACGGACATATCAGCACCGGCAAAGTGCTAAGCCTGCGCAGCCTGAAAATTGAGGACGAAAAATGGCAACGCGCCATGCAAGCCTTGGGCGACAGCCTGCACACGCTGGCAACGCGCGAATATGTGCGGCTTTACCGGCGTGATGATGCGTCGGGCGAATATACGCTGGTGAATACGGATAGGAGGGGGTGATGGGCACGAATACAGAAAATTTTGAATGAACGGGAAGGAAACAAAAAATGAATCTAAATTACACTCAAAAAGAATGGCTGAAAAGTGCCACCAAAGAAGAAAAAATTGCCTTTGCCATGAAAGGCACGCTGGAAATTAGTACGGCGATTAACTTGGAAACCAGTGAGCAAAAATTTGCGCCATTTGCGCGTGGCATAGGTATTGGCGGCTATTTTGATACACCAGAAGAAGCCAAACAATACGGCGAAAAATGGCTTGCTGAACAGCGAAATAATCCAAATTTACCTATCTTAGACGAAGCTGCACTAGGCATCACGACCACTAATCAGGAATGGGCAGAACAGTTTGCTGACAAACATTTTCATGTCTGCAAAATCATCCATCTCGCCGCGCAGAATGACAATTTGTGTTGGGATTTAGAGGAATTTATAGAAGAGATGGATGTTAGCCATGCGGAAATTTTCCCATTATCTCCCCAACAAGCCACTTATTTACGAGACATGATAAATGATGATGAGCGTGATGAGATTTATCCTCTGTTGTGCGATAACGGACTATATGGCTGGCTTGTTTTAATAGAGCAGCCTGTTATTACCAGCGGCACACCTGAATGCTACTCGTCCAGTTGGGGTTACAGCTATTACAAATGGCTATACGCGGAAAGCTATGAAGCAGCGTTGGAAAAAGCGCAGGAGTGGTCAGAGCAAACACTCCAAAAAGATTTTGAAAAAAATCAGGCAATCAGGAGAGCTTAATGGAAAACGAAATTAAAGTGCATGCCAACCAAAGCGCAGGAGGCGATATAAACGTGGATGGCATCAGCCTGCTGGATATGCTGAACGTATGCAACCTAGCGATTGCGGGCTTGCCTGCCCTAGTGGATGCTATCCACCAAGGCGCGCCACGCAGGAGCTTGCCGCGGATGTGCAACGGCGTGCGGCGGTTTTTGGCAGCGGCGCAAGAAGCTGCCCAAGATAAGCCTGAATTGCTGGCTGGGGTGAAGCAAACGGCGCAGCAGTTTGAGCTTGCGGCGGCGTTCGCCGAAAGTGAAATCAGTACGAAACATTAAATTCTAAACCCAAGCGGGCTATCAAATTTGATAGCCCGTTTTAGTTTGTGATTTATTCTCTATAATGAATACTGTATGATATTTTACAGTACTTTTTTAGAGGTGTTTTTATATGGAAGGCTCGCTTATTGGAATTGGGCTATTTGTCATAGTCTGTATGATTATTTTTGTGTGTAAAGAAATAAAGAACAGTTGGGTAAAAAATAAAGAAGCAAAAGAGTTGTTAGAGCATGAACAAAAAGAGCGAGAAATCAAAAAATTTCATGCTCAATTGCGTGCGAAAGCTGTAAAAATAGAACAAGAGCGGGCTGAGCGTGAGTCATGGCGTAATCGCGAAGCGGCAAAAATATGCCAAACGCTGCAAGGATACAGCGAAGCAAGAGCGTTTCTCTATGATATGGCATTTGAGAAATGCTTTGATAATTATCAATCCCGCGATGAACAAATACTTTGGGAATCTATACGCATTGTTTTGGAAAGCCACAATGAGAAAACCATGGAATCGCGTATCCACCTTATTTATCTAAAACATCAAGGGATGGGCAATGATAGCCCAATAGGGGCACATGAATTTAGGCTATTGGCAACGCATTTTTATTTAGGGCAAATACAAGCGTTGATGAACAAAATTGGAAATTATAAAACTCGTGCAGCCAAGGAAAAAGCTAAAATAAAAATTCAAGGTTTATTTGAACAGGCTTTATTGCCAAAGGCAGCGGATACGCTTTATCAAAATGCTGTTCGTGAGGGATTATGTTTGTACGAAGCGTTTTTACAAAAACAAAATACGTCCAATTAAACAATAAATACTTGTTGTATTTTTTGCCAAGAAACCGAATACAAGTAAAAGAACCCAAAAATCCTATACGCCCAAAAGCCCTCCGCTTTGGGGCGTTTTTTTTTGCCTTATTGCATAGAGATGGTTATTTGGTAACTTATTGTTTTTATGGTAAAGCTACACATTCAGCTTGCGCCGCCTTTGTTGGTATAATTCAGCTTATTTTACTTGGAAATTCAAGGAGAAAGCGCGTGAGCTATGCCACTAATCGCCAAAAAATGATAAGCAAAATCCATATTGCCCAACAACAACTGGGGCTAGACGATGATGTGTATCGCGACCTGCTCTCGCAAGCCACAGGCAAACGCAGTTGCAAGGATATGACGGACAACGAGCTGGCGGCGGTGCTCAACTTGTTGCAGCAAAAAGGCTTTGGCGCGGATGTGGACGCGAAAGCCTATCAGCGCACGCCGCTGCATTTTGCCGAACATGGGGCGATGATGCGCAAAATCGGTGCATTGCTCACGCAAACGGGCAAAAGCTGGGCGTATGCGCATGGCATTGCGCGAAAAATGTTTAATGTGGACACGGTGCAACGCTGCGATGCGGAGCAGATGCGCAAGGTGTTGGCTGCGTTGAATTATCAGGCGCGGCGCGCGGGGCAGAAGGCAGCCTGAAAGGTGGGTTTAAATTGGGTTTAAACAGGCAAAAAAAAGCCCACGCATTGGGCGCAGGCGTATTCAAAAATAACAGTATCGGTTTGAATTTTAACATAGAATACGGAGCGTTTGATGCAAAAAGATGATTGGGATTGTTTGCCCGAGAGCATCCAGCGGATTGCGGAAGTGATTGGGTTGGATGGGGCGGAAAGATTGGTGCAGGCGCTTGGCGGGGCGCGGTTTAAATTTGGCAAGGGGCGGCAGAATACGGCGCGGATGAAGCTGCTGCATAAGGCGTTGGGCAAGGAAGATGCGGAGAAGCTGGCGGCGGTGTTTGGCGGGGATGAGCTGTATATTCCACGCTGCACGGTGCAGCTGCGCAAGGTGCGCAATCGGCGGTTTCGGGCGGCATTTATGGCTTTGACCGATGGCGGCAAAACCAGCAAGGCGATGGCTTTAACCGAGCTTTGCCCACAATTTGGGCTGTCGCATCGCACGGCGGATAAGATTTTGGCGGAGCGGGAGGAGGTGGCGGTGCAGGGGGCGTTGTTTGATTGAAGAGTATTTAAAAACCGTTTAACGTGGCAGCGCGTTGGGCGGTTTTTTGCTATGACAAAATAGGCGTGAAATAAATAGGCAGCCTGAAACCTTGCTTGGGGTTTCAGGCTGCCTTTTTGCGTGGGGCGAAGCCTTGCGTCTGACTGGGCGGGCTGTGGTTTGGGCATGATGGCAGCCTAGTTAAACCATCATTAAACCCTAAAAGGAATAAGCATGAATACACAACCTTCCGAACTGGCATGGCTTGCCATCGCCCGCCGCGAAATCGGCACGCGCGAAATCGCGGGCAAAGAACACAACAGCAAAATCCGCAACTGGCTAATTAGCCTAAACGCATGGTGGCAAGATGACGAAATGCCGTGGTGCGGCACGTTTGTTGCCCATTGCGCCCGCGAAGCCAAACGCGCCCTGCCACAGCACTGGTATCGCGCCAAAGACTGGCTGAACACAGGCACGCGCTTGGATAAACCTGCTTATGGCTGCGTAGTCGTTTTTGACCGCGCGGGTGGCGGGCATGTGGGCTTTGTAGTCGGCAAGGATAAGCAAGGGAATTTGATGGTGCTGGGCGGCAATCAGGGCAATGCGGTCAATATCAAACCGTTTGCAACAAGCCGCGTGGCGGGCTATGTGTGGCTGGATTGGGCGGATGGGCGCAAATCCGCGCCCAAGCCTGAACGCTTTGAGTTGCCGTTGTTGGACAGCAACGGGCAAGTTTCGCGCAACGAACGCTAGGAGGCAGCCTGAAAATGAAACGGCATGCGATTGTATTGGGCGCGTTGGCGGCGTTAAGCCTAGCTGCGCCGCAGCCTGAAATCACATTACCAAAACCATTGCGCCAGTCGCCGCATCCCTTGGGCAGCGTAACCCTACGCAAAAACCGCCACAGCGGTGTGGCAGCCGCACGGCGTGCCAAACGCAGGGGGAAACGATGATGCGCGCAGGCAAATGGCTACTGGGCTTAATCGCCAATCCCGCCACAGGACAAATCAGCCACAGCAAGCTGTGGGCAAATATTACCGCCGCTTGTATGACCTACAAATTTATCCAAACACCTGATGCGCCCGAGTGGCTGTGGTGGGCATACGGCGGCATGGTGGGCGGCTATGCGCTGATTAAACGCGGCATCGCCGCCGTGCCGCAGGTGGCGCAAATCAACCAAAGCAAGGAGCAGGACGATGTGGGCAGCGCTGATTAAATACCGCGCATGGGGCAGCCCTGCCCTGCTGCTGGCCGTTGCGGCGGTGGCATGGGCGGGCGGAAAACGTGCAGCGGGGCAAGACCACCAAACCGAAACCGCCGCCCTGAAAGCGCAATACGCGCAAGAAAAACTCGCCGCCGAGCAGCGGCACACTGCCGCCCTGCAGGCTGCATTGGTACAACAGCAGCAATGGCAGCAGTTTGCCCAAAAACAAGGGGAGCAGCTCGCACAAATCCGCGTGCGGCTGGACAAACAGACAGAGTTATTAAGCAAGGACATTGACCATGCGATTGAGCAGGATAAAAACAGCGGCCATGATTGCGTTGGTATCGGCGCAAGCAGCCTGCACCTCTACAACCGCGCCTTCGGCTACCCCGATTAAGGGCGGCGTGCCGCCCGTCTCTACCGAGCTGCTGCTGCAACACGAGCGTCCCGAACGCCCCAGCAGCGGCTCCCCCGAACAACTGTTGCACCATGCCGTGCGCTACGGCGCGTATTGCCAAAAATTGGAGGGTCAGATTTCGGGCTGGCAGGCGTGGTATGGAGAAATCAGCCGTGAATAGCTACCGTGCCGAAGTGGAGCGCGTGATTGCCGTGCACCATGCGCGGTTGGAAATGGGGTTGAGCCGCGCGCGTGAGCAGGAAGCATTTGTGCGGCGTGTGGCCGATGTGCTGATGCGCCACCGCGTGGCGTTTACATGGGGGCTGGACACGGATTTTGACGCGGTGTTCCGGCTGGCCGACGATGTGACGGGCGAGGAAACGCTGCTGCAAACGCTGTTTGCAGGCTGCCTTTTGGCGCGCACGCCGGACGGTTTTGTGCTGGGCGACGCGCGGCAAGAATATATCCAAGTACGCTTTAAAGGGGGCGTGAATGAACTTTGAATTTGCTTTTAAAACCCTGTGGGGCGTGGCGACGGCGGCGGGCTGGTTTTGGATTAACGGGCTGTCTGCCAAGCTGCGTGCGGCGGAGCAGGAGCGCACCGCACTGCGCGAACGCATCCACGACATCGAGCTCAATTATCAATCCAAAAACGACACCAAAGAGCTGCGCCGCGAGATTTTGGAGGGGCTGGCCGAAATCAAAAGCAGCCTGCACCATGTGAACGAAAAACTAGACCGGAAAGCCGACAAACCATGACCGCCAGAGACCCTGTATTACAAGCACTTGCCGAAATCCGCGCCAAGCAGGATGAGACCATCCGCCTGCAGGAGCGCATGGATGCGCGGCTCGACCAAATCCACGACGACTGCAAAAAAACCGCGCGTGTGAACGGTGCGGTGGCGGGCGGTTTGTCGGGCGCGGTGGTGTCGGCCACCATTGCGCTTATCAAAGCCAAAATCGGGGTGTAGCCATGGCCTACCCCGTGGAAATGCAAAAGCAGCTGCGCGATTTGTATGTGCTGCGCTACCTGTCGCTGGAGGAAGCGGCCAAGGAGCTGGGCATCTCGTTTGCCACTGCCCGTGCGTGGAAGGCGAAGGCGCAGAAAAACGGCACGGATTGGGACGTGGAGCGCGCGGCGCAAATCCGCGTGGACGGCAAGGACAACCAATTAACCAATGTGGTGTTTTTAAAGATGATGGCGCTGCTGGAGCGCAACATCGACCGCCTGAGCCATGACGAGGACATCGAGCCTTTGGAGCTTGGCAAAGCCCTTATCGGGCTGGGCGATACGTTGAGCAAAACCACCGCGCTGGGCGCGCGCATCATGCCCGAAGTGAACCGCGTGGAGCTGGTCATGCGGATGGTCCGGCTGATTGGCGACACGGTGCGCGAGGAGCGGCCGGATATTGCGCCTTATTTTGTGGAGCTGTTGGAGCGCCTTGCGCCCGATTTGGCACAGATTTGACACGCGGCCACGGCCGCATTTTTTACGGATTAGCTTATGGCACGGGTGGCATTTAAAAACTCATACAACCGCGACAAAAAGGCGTTTTTGCAGGAGCTGGCAGACTATGCGGCGCAGCTGCGGCAGTTTGTCGAGGCATCGGTGGACGGCTTTTCGGGCAAGCCTGCGGACATTGCCGCGCGCGTGGCCAAGGTGCTTGACCCGGTGCACGGCTTTGAGTTTTTTTGCAAAACCTATTTTCCGCATTACATGACCCACGCGGAAAAATCGGACTTGCACGAGTACCTGTTTTGCAGGCTGCCTGAAATCGCCGAATCGCCCGAAAGCTGCTCGGACGTTATCGGCGCGTCGCGTGGCGAAGCCAAATCCACCATCTGCACGCAGCTGCACACGCTTTGGCGCATTGTGACTGGGCGGACGCATTTTGCACTGATTGTGATGGACAGCATCGACCAAGCCTACCCCATGCTGGAGACGATTAAGGCGGAGCTGGAGTTTAACGGCCGCCTTGCCATGGATTTTCCGCAGGCCTGCGGGGCGGGCAAAACATGGCAGGCGGGCTCGATTATTACCGCCAACAACATCAAGGTGTGTGTGGCGGGCTCGGGCAAAAAGCTGCGCGGCATGCGCTTTGGCCCGTACCGCCCCGATTTGGTGGTGCTGGACGACATCGAGAACGACGAGCAGGTGCAAAACCCGACCCAGCGCGCGAAATTGCAAAGCTGGCTGGAAAAGACCATCGAGCCTTTGGGCGGCGTGGGACGCAAGATGGACATTATCTACATCGGCACGGTGCTGCATTACGACAGCGTGCTGGCGCGCACCCTGAAAAACCGCTTTTGGCGCGGCAAACTGTTTAAGGCGGTGGTGCGCTATCCCGACAATATGGATTTGTGGGAGGAGTGGGAGACCCTGTGGCGCAACGACGGCGAAGAGGTGGCGATGGCGTTTTATCACGCCCGCCGTGCCGATATGGAGCGCGGCGCGAAAACGTCTTGGGCGGCGCGCGGCATCCTTGCGCTAATGAAAATCCGCGCCAAAATCGGCAGCCACTCGTTTGCCTGCGAATACCAAAACGACCCTGCCAGCGGTGACGACGCGCCCTTTGCGGATTTGATGGACAAATGCTTTTACGCCGCCCTGCCGGGGGATGTGGTGTATTTCGGCGCGCTCGACCCGAGCCTGGGCAAGGCGGGCGCGAGCCGCGACCCGAGCGCAATTATCGTGGCCGCGCTGCAACGGAGCACGGGCAAGCTGTTTGTGGTGGAGGCGCAGATTAAAAAGCGTGTGCCGGATTTGATTATCGAGGACGTTATCCGCCTGCACCAAATCTACCGCTGCGCGCTGTGGTTTGTGGAGACGGTGCAGTTTCAGGAGTTTTTAAAAGACGAGCTGGTTAAGCGCAGTGCGGCGCGCGGCTGCCCCGTGCCCGCGCGGGCGGTGAAACCCGTGGCGGACAAACTCTTGCGGATTGAGAGCCTGCAGCCGCACATGGCCAACGGGCTGATTTTGCTGCGCCCCGAACACCGCGTGCTGCTGGAGCAGCTGCGCCATTTCCCGCACGCCGACCACGACGACGGCCCCGACGCGCTGCAAATGGTGTGGGCGGGCGCGCTGGCCAATGCCGCGCCGATTGAGTGGCACAGCACAGCGGACGACGATTTCGACGATGCGGACATCCGCAGCAAATGGGCGCGCTGATTTCAGGCGGCCTGCAACCCTTTAAACGGTATTTAAACCATGGCAAAACGAGACAAAAAGACCGCAAAAATCCCACAAGGCACGCAAACGGATGATGCGCGCATTACCGCCAACGGGCGCGTGATTGCCGAGCACCCGAGCCACCAGATTACGCCCGCCAAGATGCGGCTGCTGTTTGAGGACGCGGAGAGTGGCGACATTACCGCGCAGCACGAGCTGTTTTTGGATATTGAGGAGCGCGATTCGGCGGTGGCATCCGCCCTGCAGACACGCAAGATGTCGGTGCTGGGCTTGGATTGGCAGATTGCCGAGCCGCCGCAGGCCACCGATGCCGAAACGCGGCTGGCGGCGGAAGTGCGCGGCTATATGCAGGGCTTGGCGGATTTTGACGATATGCTGCTGGATATGATGGACGCGGTGGGGCACGGCTTCGCGGCGCTGGAAATCACATGGCAGTTTTCGGGCAGCCTGCAACTGCCGCAGTCGTTTAAACACACCCCGCAAAGCTGGTTTCGGTGGGACAAGCACGACAATTTGCTGCTCAAAACGCCCGACAATCCGATGGGCGAGCCGCTGTGGTCCTACGGCTGGGTGGTGCACCGCCACAAAATGCGCAGCCATCAGGCGGCGCGCAACGGCTTATTCCGCACGCTGGCGTGGCTGTATATGTTTAAGCATTACTCGGTACATGATTTTGCCGAGTTTTTAGAGCTGTACGGCCTGCCCATCCGCATCGGAAAATACCCCGCAGGCGCGACAGAAAAAGAAAAACGCACGCTGCTGCGCGCGGTGGCGGAAATCGGCCACAACGCGGCGGGGATTATGCCCGAGGGCATGATGATTGAGCTGCACCAAGCGGCCAACGGCACGACGGCGGCGAACAACCCCTTTATGACGATGGTGGAGTGGTGCGAAAAATCCGCCACGCGCCTGATTTTGGGGCAGACGCTGACCAGCGGCGCGGACGGGCGCGCCAGCACCAACGCGCTGGGCAAAATCCACAACGAGGTGCGGCGCGATTTGACCGTGTCGGACGCCAAACGGCTGGCGCAGACCATCAACCGCCAGCTGATTGAGTCGTTTGTGCGGGTTAATTTTGCCCACGCCGCCGACGTGCGCCTGCCTGTGTTTGAGTTTGACACCCGCGAGACGGCGGACTTGGCCACGGTGGCGGAAGCCCTGCCCAAGCTGGTGGATGTGGGCGTGCAAATCCCCGAGCGCTGGGCGCGCGACAAGCTGGCGATCCCCGATGCGCTGGACGGCGAGATGCTGCTGGGGCGGGCATCAGATGACAAAAAAGGCGCGAAAGACGCGCCAAAGCAGCCTGAAAACAACAAACCGCCTGCTGCATTGAACTACCGCCATGTTGCCCTGAATGCGCAAGGGCAAGTTGCCCCTGCTTGGGATGTGGCGTTTGAAAACGGCGTGGAAGATTATTTGCGCGATGCGGCGTTTGCTGCGCAGCTTGAACCGATGTTGCAAGAATTGGGACGAGCGATCGCCGAGGGCGAGGATTATGAAGATGTGGAAAACCGCCTGCTTGCTGCTTATCCCACGCTAGACACGCGCCGCATGGAAGCGGCTTTAACGCGGGTGTTGTTTGTGGCGGATTTGTGGGGGCGCGCGCAGCCGTAATCTTGTGTCCCGTAGGCAGCCTGAAACCCTTTTTTTGAGTCAATCTATACCATGCAACCCAATTTATCCTTAGCCCTAAACCTGCCACCCGAAGGCGTGCTGCGCTATTTTGACAGCTTAAACCTGCCCTTGCCTGCCAACGCTGGCGAAGCCATCGCCCAAGCAGCTGCCAAGGCGCGCAGCATTGCGGGCATCCAACAACAAGAAATTGTGGGCGATTTGTTTAACAGCTTGCGCCAAAGCGCGGCGGAGGGCACACCCTTTGCCACATGGCGCAAAAATATGCTGACGATGCTGCGCGAGCGCGGGCTGGCTTTGGACAAAGCGGGCGATATGGTGCAACAAGGCATAGGCGAAGTGGTGGGCACGGGCTTAACGCGCCATCGTTTGCAAACCATTTTTCAAACCCAAATGACCAACGCACGCATGGCAAGCCTTTGGCAAAAGCTGCAAGAGAACAAAGATGCCCGACCCTATTTGCAATACAGCGCCATTAACGATGCGCGCACGCGCCCCGCGCATCGGGCGTTGGATAATGTGGTGTATCCGATTGACGACCCCTTTTGGGATTATTTTTACCCACCCAACGGCTTTCGCTGCCGCTGCTATGTAGTGGCGTTAGCACCACGCGATGTGGCGCGCTCGGGGTTGACTGTATCCCACAGCCAGCCCGAGCAGTTTAGCGAAATCACCATCACTAACCGCAAGGGGCAAAGCCACACGCGCACGCGCATCACGCTGGATGATGGCAGGAGCTTCACACCCGACAGGGGCTTTGACCACAATGTGGGCAAAAGCCATTTGGCGCAGCTGGGGCAGTTGCAGATGGAGCGGGCGGTGGATTTGCCGCCGCGGCTGGCGAGCATGGCGGTGGAGGAGGCGTTGAAAGATGAGCGGTTGAGAAAGGCGGTGTCAGACTATTTGACACAAGCCTATCAAATGTTGCGAACCCAAAATCGCCCTACCAATCAGCCTATTTTTGTGGGTGCGTTGCCTTTGACCATACTGGATGCGATGGCGGCGGCTAATTTAAGGCAGCCTGAAAACGCGCTTATCGCTTCATCCGATAGTTTATTGCGCCATGCGCTGCGGGATGTGAAAGCGGGCGTAGGTAAAACGCTGCCCGAAGATTTTTGGGCAAACATTGCCGACCATTTGCGCGAGCCCGAAGCCGTTTACTATGATGAAAAAGGTGCGCTGTTGTATTTTTACTCCGACCCAAATGATAAAAATAAACTGTACAAAGTAGTTTTAACATTGGATTACGATGGGTTTAAGCGCAGCAAAAATCCAAACAATGGGCAACGAGAAAATTTAATATTAAATGCTTTGGATACAGGGACAAAGATAGATAGGTCGGGAATGCAATGGGGAAGTTATACCCATATTAGCGGTAAGAAATTTTAAATGAAAAAGCCCGAATTAATCGGGCTTTGAAGTAAGCAGTGGTGGGACTTGAACCCACATCATAGCCCTGCCGTAGCAACGCTAACCTTTTGCCGCAACCGCGCAACGCGCGGCTCGCTCTGACCTTACGGTTGAGCATAGGAAACTCCTGCTTACACCACAAGGGGCGTTGGGACTCGAACCCACATAATACTAACGCAAGCTGTTGCGCCGTAACCGTTACCATTTGGAAACTACCCCTTGCTGTTGGCATTTTAACCCCATTTAAACCCATGGAACAAGATGATTGAAATCCAAATAGACAACCTTTTTGTGGTGCAAAATCAGATAGAACGCTTATCGCGCGGCATCAGCGGCGATAACCGCTATTTGCTGATGCGGCGGCTGGCGGGCGCGATGCGCTATGCGGTGGCGCAAAATTTCAAACAGGGCGGTCGCCCTGAATGGCTGGCGTTGAAATATCGCAGCGGCATTCCGCTAAACGACACAGGCGCGCTGCGGCAAAGCATAGATGAGCTGTCGGATAACGATACCGCGCTGGTGGGCACGAATATGGTTTATGCGGCGATTCATCAATTTGGTGGCTGGGCGGGGCGTAATCGCAAAGTCTATATCCCTGCGCGTCCGTTTTTGCAATTAACCAATGAGGACAAGCAGGATTTGATGGATGATGTGCAGGATTATTTTGCCAGTTTGCTATGATGACAAATGTATTTAAATTTCGTTGCGTGTGGTAGAGTTATTCGTGTAATATTCGTTCTATTTTATTTGTTAAATATAGAGGGGGTAGATATGAACCTATTTGATTTGTCTCGTCGCGCCACCCGAAGATTGTTTGGAGCGCCGCAAAAAGCAGATACAACCCATGCTCGTGTGATTGTGGAAAGCAATGGCATAGTGCGCACTAATTATGATAATGAAGAAGTGCGCCGTGATTTGTTGCGCGAAATGCGTAAATTTGAGGATTTTAAAGTGGAGCGCAAATAATGGCGTTGTTGGTTGTGTTGTTGGTTTTGGTGTTGGGGTATTACTATGCTGCCCATATACCATCAGAACAGATTAAATTAAGACGAAGCGCAGGCTGGGAAACTTATGTTTATTTAGGGTTTCACGGACTGCGCTTAATTTTGAATGGCGCAATGGCTTGGTTAATCTTGACTGTGCCGTTATACGCTGTGCTATGGATATTTGACGGCATAGCGGGCTGCTTGCATTTCACGCCTGATTTAAGCGGCGCAATGGTGCGTTTGGCAAAATATAGGTTGTTTGACGATATTCAGGTTTATCACGTTGTTATTGCTTTGCTTGCGTTGGGAGATTGTAAGAATGGAATCAAGAAACGTAACGAAGAAGATTGGCGTCAGAAAATCAAACATTACGATGGAATGCTGCGGATTGTTTGGCAATCTTTGCACACGCAAGTGCCTATTCGTATTTCGCTTAAATCGCGCAAGGTTTATGTAGGGGTGGTGTCGCAAGAGCAGTTTTCCAATCCAGAATCAGATTATATGTTGATTGTTCCCTTTCTGAGCGGCTATCGTGATAAGGATTCGCTTGATATTTTCTTTGACTGCAACTATCACTCGGTTTACCAAAAATATGGCTTGTTTGATGATGATGATTTAAGTAAACAAGAGATTTTGGAGCTGGATGATTTTCGCACCGCCATCCGCATAAGCGAGATTGAAAGCGTGTCGTTTTTCAAAATAGAAGTATTTAATGATTTTGAGCGGTATAAAAAAGGGGAATATGCAGAAAAAACCGAATAACCCCCAAAACGCGCGTTTGCCGCGTTTTTTTTGCGCTTGGGCTATCTATCCCCATCCTTGCCCCTTTATCGCAATCTGCGCGCGTTTTAAACGCCTTTTAAACACTATTGCTGCGCCGTTATCACAAGGCAGCCTGAAAAGTATCTTTCAGGCTGCCTTTTTTGCGCGGCGCAATCAGGCAAAACGGGGGCGCAGCCGTGCCACTCTTTGTCTTGTTTTGATGCGCTCATAATGCCGCCATCCCATAAAGGACAACCCATGAAACGCAAAAATCAGCATTTGGCGTTAGCCGCTTGCAGCTTTGAAGTGTTGGGGCAAATGGGCAAGCGCATCCAGCTTTTGCCTTATGGCGAGTTTCGCGCGATTGACGGACGACCGACCGATGCGCCTGCTTGGTTTTTAACCGAGGAGAATGGGCACGATGTGGCGGCATTAGCCAATCAAGCGCGCACGCAGTTGGTGGTGGATTATGAACACCAAACCTTGCACAAGGAAACCAACGGGCAGCCTGCGCCAGCGGCGGGCTGGATGACGTGGCTGGAGTTTACCCCGCGCGGCTTGTTTGCCGAGGTGGATTGGACAGACAACGCCCAACGCCTGATTGCCAACCGCGAATATCGCTACATTTCGGCGGTGTTTGCTTATGACACGCAAGGCTATGTGCGCAAACTTTTGCACGCGGCTTTAACCAATTATCCCGCTTTGGACGGCATGGACGAGGTGCTCGCCGCCGCCAGCGCGCAATTTTTACCCCCAATGGAGACGCAAAACCCCATGAATACCTTATTGCAACAGCTTTTTGGCTTGCCAGACGCAAACGAAGACCAATTGAAAGACGCTTTAACCGCGCTTTTGGCAGCCAAACCCCAAACCGTCGCCCTGAGCGCGCAAACGTTTCAAGACCTTGCCGCCAAGGATGAAAAGATTGCAGCGTTATCGGCGCAGGTGGCACAGGCACAAAACGCACCGCAAAACACGCCTGACTTAACCCAATACGCGCCCGTGAGCGTGGTGCAGGAGTTGCAACAGCAAATTGCTGCGCTGACCGCCCAGCGCGATGCCGATAAAGGCGCGGAGCTGATTACCGCTGCGCTCGCGGCGGGCAAATTGCTGCCCGCGCAAAAAGAATGGGCAGAAGGGGTGTTGAAACAGCCTAATGGCTTGGCGTTTTTGACTGGCTTTATTGAGCAAGCGCAGCCGATTGCCGCGCTGGCGGGCAACACGCAAACGCAAGCCGCAGGCGCGGGCGAAGCGCACAAAATCGCCGCTTTAACGGCGGAGCAAAAAGCCGCCGCCAAGATGCTGGGCATGAGCGAAGCCGATTTTGCCCAAACGATTCACGGCGCAAACGGCGATAAGGCAGCCTGAAAATAAAGCAGCCTGAAAACAATAAGCAATTTTTAACCTTTAACACAAGGAAATCCACATGGATAAAGCCGCGATTTTAACCGCGCTGACCGCGCAGTTTCGCAAAGAGTTTCAAAATGGTTTGGCGAGCGTAGAGCCCAGTTTTTCTGCCATTGCCATGACCATCCCCAGCAGCACCGCCACCAACACTTATGCGTGGCTGGGCAAATTCCCGAAAATGCGCGAATGGGTGGGCAGCCGCCAAATCGGCAAGATGGCGAAACAGGCGATGAGCTTGGAAAACAAGAAATTTGAAGCCACGGTGGGCGTGGAGCGCACCGATATCGAAGACGACCAAGTGGGCATGTATCGCCCGATGATGCAGGCGATGGGCGAATCGGCTGCCACGCTGGCTGATGATTTGGTGTGGGGCTTGTTGCCCAAGGGCAAAACCACGCTGTGCTACGACGGGCAGAACTTTTTTGATTCCGACCACCCTGTGTTTGCCAACAACGATGGCACGGGGGCAAACACCCCCACCAGCAACATCACCACGGGCACAGACAACGATGCGCCGACTTGGTATGTGGTGGATGACACCAAAACCTTGAAGCCTTTGATTTTCCAAGAGCGCACCGCGCCCGAGTTTGAAACCAAGTTTGACCCTGCCAAATCGGACAAGGTGTTTATGGAGGATGTGTATTTATACGGCAGCCGCCGCCGTTGCAATGCGGGCTTTGGCTTGTGGCAACTGGCGCACATGGCGGAAAAAACCGCGCTGAACCGCGCCAATTTGGCAAAAATCATCGCGCAGATGATGACGATTAAGGCAGACGGCGGTTATGTGCTGAACGTGAAGCCCAGCCTGCTGGTTGTGCCGCCGCAATTGGAAGACGCTGCGCGCGAATTGTTGGAAGCCGACAAAATCAACGGCACCACCAACACGTTTAAAGGGCGTTTAAAGCTGCATGTGAGCGTGCATTTGGCGTGATGGCGCAGGCAGCCTGAAAACCGAGCGGAGAAGCGGCAGCCGCCGCGCCCCTAAACCATAAGGAAAAAGCTATGGCAAAAAACACACCCCAAACCCCAACGCAGCCTGAAAACGAGACCGAAGCGTTGGCACAAAACCCAACCAGCCCCGAGCAGGCGCAGCAAGAGACGCTGCAACCGCAAGACGCAGCAAATGCCGCCTTGCAGGCAGAAATCACCGCGCTGCGCGAAGCAAACGCTGCCTTAACAGCCGAGCGCGATGCGGCGCAAGCTGCGCTATTGGCGGCGCAACAAGCAGCCGCCCAAGCAACCGCAACGCAGCCCGAAAACCCCGATGCCGACCCACGCCAAGCCATTTTGGCGTGCAGCGCGGACGGCGTGGAATTCTGGCGCGGCGGCGTGTTGTTTAACCACGAATGGCAGCGCATTGAGCGCGCCGCGGTGGGCGAAGAGGCTTGGCAGCGCATTGTGAACGAGCCGCGCTTGCGCATTAAAGCGGCGGATGAGCATGGCGCATAACCCTGTTTATGCCGATATGGGCGACATGATTGTGCGCTTTGGCGAGTTGGAGGTGTTGCAGATTGCCGACCGCGATGCCGATGGCGTGATTGACGCAGATGTGGTGGCGGTGGCGCTTGCCGATGCCAGCGCGGAAATTGATGCGTATTTGGGGCGGTTTAAACAGCCGTTTACCGAAACGCCGCCGATTTTGCGCCGCTTGGCGTGCGACATCGCCCGCTATCGTTTAACCGCCACATCGGGCGTGTTGATTACTGACGAAATCCGCAATCGCTACAAAATTGACGTGTTGGAGCTGCTTAAAGCCTTATCGCGCGGCGATGTGCAACTGGGGATGGACAGCGGCGGGGCGCAAGTGGCGACATCGGATAATGGCGTGGTGTTTGCCAACAACAAAAACCGAATTTTTGCACGGGATGCCACATGATAACCACCCAGATTGAGCAAGCCATCTGTCTGCGGCTGCAACGCGGCTTGGGGCGCATGGTGCGCACCGTTAAAAGCTACAACGGCGAGGCAGACGACCTTGCTGCGCAAATTAAAACCCTGCCTGCGGTGTGGGTTACTTATGGCGGCAGCAGGGTGGAAACCATCAGCGGCGGCAATCGCTATCAAGACACCGCCACCTTTGCCGTGATGTGCGCCACGCGCAGCCTACGCAATGAAGTGGCGCAGCGGCAAGGCGGCGTGGTGCTGCAAGAGATTGGCAGCAACGATTTGATTGATGCGGTGCGCCGCTTATTGGATGGGCAACGCTTGGGGCTGCCTGCCGCCGACAGCAGGGGGCTGGTGCCCAAAGCCATCCGCGCCATTGCCAACCATGCGCTGGTGCAGCAGGCGGCGGTGAGCGTGTATGCGCTGGAATATACCCTGCGCTTGAACCGCTATGCCTTGGAAAACGACCGTTTCCCCGAGCCGCAAAGCGACAGCACGCATCCTGATTATGTGTTTACCCGCTATCAAGGCGAGACAAGCGCGCCTTATCCGCCGTTTGAATATTTGGATGGCTTGATTTTTGACCCCCAAGCCGAAAACGCCAAAATCCCGCTGACGGCGCAATTTTGGCAAGACTGACCGTTTACCTTGAAGGAATCCGCATGAATAAAATCATGGTAGTAGCAGAAGTGGGCTTGCGTGTGCCGCTGACGCATAACCCGCATGAATATATTGAGCAAACGCCTGTGGAAGTGGATGGCGACGATGTGTATTACCGCCGCGCCATTGCCGATGGCGATTTGCTGATTTTGAGCAACGATGCGCCGAGCGCTGCCGAGCAGTCCAATCAGCAGCCTGAAAACGGGCTTGCAGGTTTGGGCGAAAGCCAAAACGCGAAGAAAGGCAAATAACCATGGCAGAACACATTAGCTTTGACACCATCCCCGGCAGCATCCGCGTGCCCGGGCAGTATATTGAATTTAACACGCGCAATGCGGTGCAAGGCTTGCCGCAAAACCCGCAATCGGTGCTGCTGCTGGCACCGATGTTGGCAAGCGGCAGCCAAGAGCCATTAACCCCTGTGCAATTGTTTAGCGATGCGCAAGCGGGCGATTTGTTTGGGCGCGGCTCGTGGGCGCAGTTGATGGTGCGCCAAGCGTTTAAAAACAATGCGTATTTGGATTTGACCGTGATCGGCTTGCCCGACCACAGCGCTGGCGTAGCCGCAACAGGCAGCCTGAAAATAGACGGCACGGCACAAACTGCCGCCAGCATCAGCATCACCATCGGCGGCGTGGCGGTTGCGGTGGCGGTGTCTGCCAACCAAAGCGCGGCGGAGGCGGTGGAAAAACTGGCGGCGGCGGTGAATGCTGCTGCCCTGCCTGTATCGGCAACTGCCGAGCAAGGCAGCCTGAAATTAACCGCCCGCAGCAAGGGCGCAATCGGCAACGAAATCAGCCTTGCCTGCGATATGGGCACAAGCGGCTTTTCAGGCAGCATTACGGCTATGACAAATGGCGCACAAAATGCCGATATTGCCGCCGCGCTGGATAAGGTGGCGGGCAAGCATTACCACATTATCGTGTCGCCGTTTAGCGATGCAGCCAATGCCAAAGCGTTGAGCCAACATATCACCCAAGTATCCAACGCCATTGAGCAGCGCGGCTGCATCGGCGTGATTGCCCAGCGCGGCACGATGCCGCAGGGCGCAAGCCTGACCGCCCAGCTAAACGACGGGCGCATCACCTGCGCTTGGTATAAGGGCGCAGCCGAGGCGTGCGGCATCATTGCAGCGGGCTATGCGGCGGTGTTGGCGTTTGAGGAAGACCCCGCCCGCCCCTTGAACATGCTGGAAATCAAAGGGCTGAACATCACGCCCGATGAGCAATGGCCGCTGTTTAACGAATGCAACAACGCGCTGTATAACGGCTTAACGCCGCTGACGGTGGTGGCAGGCAAGGTGCAGATTATGCGGGCGGTGTCCACCTACACCAAATCGGCGGCAAATGTGGACGACCCCGCGCTGTTGGACATCACCACCATCCGCACGCTGGATTACACGCGCCGCGCGATTAAAGAGCGCATCGCCTTGCGCTTTCCGCGCGACAAATTGAGCGACCGCTTGCTGCCCAAGGTGAAAAGCGAGATTTTGGATGTGCTGTTAAAGCTGGAACAAGCCGAGATTATTGAAAACGCCGAAGCAAACAAGGGCAAGCTGGTGGTGAGCCGTAGCTTGCAAGATGCCAACCGCGTGAATGCTGCCATCCCTGCCGATGTGGTGAATGGCTTGCATGTATTCGCGGGGCGGATTGATTTAATCCTATAAGGCAGCCTGAAACCATCCTAGGGCGGTATGCTGCCGCCCTTTTATACCAACCAACACAAGGACAACACCATGAGCGATGCCACCTACGCCGGCGCAATCATTATGGAAGTGAACGGGCGCGATGTGGAAATCATCAGCCTGAAACCGCAAACCACCACAGGGCGCAAGCCCGTGAAAACCATGAACCGCCAAGGGCGCGTGATGGGCTATTCCGACGGCGTTACCGAGCATAAATTGAGCGCCACCGCCGCCATCCCGATTGACGGCACAGAGATTGATTGGGGCAACATCACCCGCGCCAAAATCACCATTTATCCCATCAACCAAGAAGACAAGCGCGTGTCGTATTTGGATTGTTTCAGCACCGAAATCAGCGAGCAATACGAAGCAGACAACGAAGCGCGCATTGATATTGAATTGATTGCGCTGCATAAGATTGTAGAGTAAGGACACCCCATGAAACACAGTTTTACCCTGCAATACGGCTTGGAATACGAGGGCAAAACCCATTTTCAGGCTGCCTTAAAGCCGCTGACCATAGGCGGCGAGTTAAACGCGATGGATGCGATTGATAACCTGCCCGCGCTGCCCGAAAACCCGAGCGAAGCGCAGCAATCGCGCCGCGCGGTGCAAGAGACGCTGATTTATTGGGCGCAGCAATTATCCATTGACGGCATCCCGCAAGACATCATCACCGCCGATTATCTGCTCAACCATTTGAGCGGCGCGGATTACAGCCTGCTGGTGGACGAAATGGAAACCCTGCGCTCAAAATCCACCGCCGCTACGGAAGCCCC